GATGGTGTCTCACTGGCTTATGTCTCCTTGCGCAAAGTTGTCGAATGCGGCGGACCATTGATCGATTGGTGGGGCTTGCTCCAGGTACTCCGAATTCTTAGGAAGAACCCATTGGCCAAGCTCGCGAACTCCCTTTTCAACTTCCTCGTTGAATCGGTAGACCTCGTCCTCCATCCGCTTGATGATTTCCTCGTCCCGCTGAAGGCGAACGATCCATGGCTTGAACCGGGGATGGTAGGACACAAAGTCTGCCCACTCGCGCTCGCAGCAGAGCATGTTCCAATACATCTGCGGCCTGTGCTCCTCTGGGACCACGCCATCCTGCATCCACTCGCAATGGGTCGTGATGCGTCCACACTTGATCTCAATAAGACCGTCGCTGTTGACCAGACCGTCAGGGCTACTCGCAGCGAAATCCCACTCCGGATGCAGTACAAGGCCAACCCGATCCACCATCACATCTCGCTCTACCTCATAGGCAGCTCGAGCGTAAGGCTCTAACTCTGTACCTCGCTCCATGTCTGCGGAAACGAAGTGATCTGATGCAAGTCCGGTTAGGCGCTCGGTGATGAGCTCAAGGCGGTACTTAGCCCTTGCCGCAGACTCACCTTCTTTTCGCTTGAGGACCGCACATGCGTCTGAGACTCTTGAGGCGGTCACCTTGCCAACTCGGTGAGCTAGCCATTCCGCACTACCTTGCTCTACGTTGACGACGCGCATTAGTAAGCCACCTTTACATTGGGGATCTGGCCTTTAGCGATAGCAGTGATAGCCTTTCGGGCATCATCATTGGATAAGCCGGCAGCTACCAGAGCCTCCAGGGCCGTGTTGTTGACCTCGGCCCGGTGCGCCTTGTCTTTCTCCCGCGCCTTCGCCTCTTCCTCCGCACGGCGCTTCTCATTGGCCACACGCTGGCGCTCGGCTTCGATAGCGGCCTGCTTCTCCCGCGCATGACGCTCTTCCGCAGCGATACGATCCGCCTCGGCCTTGCGGGCCTTCATCTCTGCGGCTTCTTTTGCGATGATCACGTCGTGCTCACGCTGGCGCGCTTCACGCTCTAAACGTGCTTCTCGCTCAGCAGCTTCTCGTGCAGCCTGCTCCTCCCGCGCCTTCGCCTCGCGCTCTGCGCGCTCCTTAACTTCGCGGGCGATACGCTCCTCGCGGTCCCGCTGTTCACGCTCAGCCGCCTCAGCACGTAGGCGAGCTAGCTCGGCGGCTTGCTCCTCGCGTACCTTGATGCGCTCCATGATGTCTTTGGTTCGCAGTATCTCGGCATCGATAACCTGCTTAGCTCTAGCACCGAACTCTTGCCAATCTCGCGAGACGTAAGTAGCCTGCAGGAATTGCAGGCGGTATTCGATCTCCTGCGAAGTCTCCGTGGCTCCATACATCGAGCTTTCCGGGATCTCGGCTATCGCTTTCTCGTGCGCGGCTACTCGCTCTTTCTCGGCATTCTCCCAATCCGTGAGGGGCTTGCGCACTTCGGCCTGCAGCGATTCAAATTCGTTCCAGACGCGCCGGCCTTCGGCATCTATCACCGCCAAACGCTTTTTCTCGTCGGCAACCAAGGCTTTACGCTGGTCGTCGATGAATGTCTTGCTTCGTGCGATCTTGTAGGAGAGTGATGCAAGTTCCTTGCGATTGCCGGGGGTGGATATGTCCAGCTTCGCGGCCTGGTCCAATGCCTCAGTCCGGATCTTCCCGATAATCGGGTCGATGACCTCTGGTTTGAATAGGTCAATCGGTGCGAGTTTTTCAATAACTGCAAGTTCGGTCGACATTACCTAGCTTCCTTTCCATAGAGCTCTGCCTTCTTCAGGTCCTTGGCTTTGATAAATGCCTGCATCGCGGCCTTATCTCCTAGGTCCTGCGCGATTTTGTAGCCTGCACTGAAGGTCTTCTGCAGAATGGGGAGGGAGTCTGCAGCTTCGATAAGACCCATCACGCGGTCATAGTCTCCGGTTTCCATCTCTGGCTTTTCGCCAGACCCATTGCCGTCGTCGTCCACGTTCCCGTCCCGACTTGCGAGCCCGGTAGCCAGCTCGAATACAGCGATCTTGGCGTAGGTGATCGAAGATTTTATTTGCTGGAGGGGGTTCTTTGCGCCAGAAGTATCCTTCGGAACCGTCATCCACTTTGTCTGCCCTTTGTGACCCAGAGCATGAGTTATAGTGCAACCGACGCGAATCTCTGTTGTTTGGTCAAGTTCCCACTCCGCGCTCAAGCCGTGCTTGCCGAGCAGCGGGGTCACCGTGTTCACCAGGTTGCCAATGGACGTGTACCTAGACCCGTACTGCTTGTTCTCTTTGTCCTTCGTGATAACGATGGCTTCCTTTTTGAAATCTGACATCGCTTGGACAAAAGCCTTCTCTGCCTGCTTGGCTTCCCACTGGAACTGCATCTCCATCAAGCGCTGCATCCGATCTAAGTCGGCGTTCTGTGACATTGCCATCTGCAGGAGCATCATGGGAGTGACTTCGCTTCGGGGACCCTGAACTTCGTGAGAGGGATTGATTGTTAGTGTGGTTTCGGACATTTACTTGCACCCCATGTCTTCGTCGGCCCAGCCAGCGGCAGTAAGAATCGTCCAGATAAAGAAGCAGGATGCGACGTAGAGAACGATGGCGCTTCCAAGGATGTAAACTCCGCTCAAATAGCTGATTTCAATTCCGAACATCGTCATTGCTGTTCTCCCTTGCCGATCCAATAAGCCCGGATGATGTCTTGGCGGGCGAATCCGTTTGGCGTCCAGTGGTTGAGCATTTCCCAGATCTCTTTGGGTAGCGCTGCGGTGTTTACTACTGCGGGCGTTTGGTGAGTCGCTTGATCTCTCACGCGGCCTCCAACTCTTGGCCATAAACCTCGAGCTCGTCTTCGTCCTCGTTGTCGGAGTCGTCCGCATTGGCAAGGTCGTACTGATACTCGAGGTAATCCATGCTCGGGCCGATCATCTATGCCTCCAACCGAGGTAGCCGTGAGGCTTCTTCGCGGATCGCCGCAACGATGAGGTGGCGAGACCAGTAGAGGTTGTCTTCTGCCGTCTTCGAGGGCCGGTCGGCGAGAACCGAGTCGATGCCATCACGGAGCATGACGAGCTTCGTGAGCGTGTCGATAGGAGCTGCAGGGGCAATCTTCGGAGCGAGAACGAGGGTCTGCATCTTAAGCCGCCGCATTCTTTAGCCAGCAGACCGGCCAGTTGTAAGAAACGTGACGTGGGTTATAGAAATGGCGAAGCATGGTGAAGGAGCGGCCCTCGTTGATGGCAATTTCGATGGCCCGCGTCATCTTCTTTTCTTGACCCGACTGCTTCGAAGTCCATACAGAGCGTCCGGTTTGTGTAAGGTATGCCATGACTACGCCGCCTTCCGGTCGTCGCCGCAGCAGGGGACAAACCATCCGGACTCTTCAGCGAGGCATTGCGGGCAGGTGATCTCGCCATCAACGACGCGGGGAGATTCGCTGGTGTAGGTTGGAGTTCCGCATCCTTCGCACATACCGAGGAAGGAGTCACACTGGACCGGGGCCGGCGTCTCGCCGTCTCTGTAGATCTCTAAGCGAACTGGGAAGGGAATTACGTTTGATTCGATCGCTGGAACGATCTCTGCGAGGTTGGTTATTACCGGGGAACCAACAACGGTGAGGCTGTAAGGGGCTTCGTCGTGTGAGGTCATCATGGTCTAGTCTCCTGTCGATTGCTACAAAATCAATCTGACAAGAATGACACTAGAACAATCGGCTGATTGTGTCAATAACAATTTCAGGATTTTTAGAAATTACTCGGAGATCCGGGCTAGAGCCCAGAAAGAAGATTTGATAGGGAGGTGTCTAGGGCCACGGAAACGTCCTTCAGTGTTAGAAGGCATATTTCCTTTTTACCGTTCTCGATATCCGAAACGTAATTCTCTGAAATTCCGGTGTGATGGGCTAAGTCTATCTGGCGCCATCCTCTATCCAGGCGCAGCCGGCGTATCCGGGACCCAAGTGTTTTGAGGATGTCGGCCACTCCAACTATGGTGGGACAGCTGATTTGTTAGCGATCCAACGATAGTTGGAGTCGTGCGGCTGACTACCTTTAAATCGTTAGGTTCTTGGGGATTGTTGGGGGCTATTGCGAGGAAGTAAGATCTTCAAGACGATGCATAGCCGTGCCGATGATAGCTATCAATTGCCTGTCAGATCTCATTGGAGCATAGTTCGGGTTTAGTGGAGATAATTCAAATACAGGACTACCTTTCTCGTTTAGTCCAGCGTCCCGATATTGTCTAAATATAACTTCAGGGCTGTGTTCGGTTACGGCAACCACGAAGTTACCAGGTCGGGGTTTTACGGCAGGATCGATTATGATCATGTCGCCATCTCGGAAACGGGGCGTCATTGAATCCCCTCGTATTCGTAGGGCGAACGACATTTTTGAGTACTCACCATAGGTCAGGATAAAGTCGTCCGAATCAGAGTCTCGAAATTGTTCGACGGCTTTCTGATATTGAACGGCTTGCACGTAGTCTAGTACCGGTATTCTTCTTCCCTTTACCTCATCTACTACAACGTTTGGGTCAAAGGTAAGGTTTGGGGCTATCAATTGCGCAGGGGAAACGTCCAGCGCTTCTGCTATGTCCTTCAGGGTAGGGCGGATCATTTCATACCTACCCTTCAGGGCTCTATTGATGGTTGCTGTGTCGACACCGGACTTCTCGGAGAGCTGCGCCTGCGTCATTTTCTTACGTAGAAGCAGCTCAGCTAGGTTTTTGCCTAATGGATTCATACCTATTCCAGTAGACGTGAAAATTGCTATTGACACAATGATACTGTAACAGTTATTGTCGATTTTGGAATTGATTTTGTGACAATTTGAGGTGACCGTGATAACGCCTTTGAAGCGAATCAGGGAGAAGCGTGGATTTACCCAGCGTCAAGTAGCTACCGATAACGAAATCGATCCCGGTAACTATAGCAGGATCGAGCGCGGGGACGATAAGTTGACACCCAAGAAGGCCGAGAGACTGTCAAGATATTTCGGCGGAGCGGTAACAGAGCTTGAGCTTCTATACCCGGAAAGATTCCTAGTAGCGCCAGTAGATCCAGATCGAGCCGCATAGAAGGCTTCCGAAAGGGGGCCTATGCGCTCTCCAGAACCGACTGAATACCTTATCCCCACGTCTGTTGAGTTCGATCGAGAACTCGAAGAGTTGCTATCTGAAGACGATCTCCCGTACGAGGAGGTCGAGTAATGCGCTGGTTCAAGCATCTTTCTATGGCGCACGATGACGTTGGCCTGTCCACCCTGCTCGAGGCAATGGGGCCGGAGGCCTACGGCATCTACTGGCTACTTCTGGAGCACTTCGCTTCGGTCATGGAAAAGGACTGCACTGCGGTTCCTGAGCTCATCCACAGCGAGCAAAGATGGGCGACGATCTGTCATACATCGAGCAGAAAATTTCGGAAGTTTGCAGAAATTGCAGCAGAACTAAAGCTAATCGAAAGCAAATCTCAAGCAGAACTAAAGCAGTTCTCAAGCAGAATGCCAGCAATTCGATTAGCAATCTGTATCCCTAAGTTATTGAAATATAGGGATGAGTACTCCAGAAAATCCGGACACTCTCCGGACAAACTCCCAGCTAGAACAGATACAGATGGAGATACAGATACAGATACAGATACAGATGGAGAGTTAAAAACTCTTGCGTCCAGCGCAGAAGCGCTTCCCGCCAGCGAGCCCCAAGATACGCTTTCACTCGTTTCGGTTTCCTCCCCAGAACCGCACATCGGAACTCTTCCACTCGTGGATGGATCTTCGTTTGGATTCACCAAGGATGACGTCGGCGACTGGAGTGAAGCCTACCCAGCCGTAGACGTCCTCCAGCAGTTGCGCGAGATGCGCGAGTGGTGCAAAGCAAACCCAAAACTTCGCAAGACCCGCAGTGGCATCAGGCGCTACGTCACGACCTGGTTAGCGAAGGAGCAGGACAAAGCAGGAGGAGGACGGAACAATGCACGACCAGACGCAGTACTCGAACGACAGAAACAGAACCTCGCCAACATCGAAGCCGCAGCCCAGCGACTTGAAGATGCTGATGGCACAAGCGGTGGCTTTCTTTCCCAACCAGACACTCCCACCGGGAACGCCGGACGTTTACCTCCTCGCGTGGAAGCAGATCGCGGAGAGGTATGGGGCGAACCGATTTCAGAACGCATTGTGGAACGTTCTGCGCCGGTCGGACTTCTTTCCATTGCCGAAGGCTATCGAGGACGAATGTGAGGCGATGCGGCGCGAATCATGGGGCGGGAAAGTCGATGAGATGGTCGAGTACCGCCGCGAGATTCGTGAGCATCCTGAGCGGTTCGTGAGGATGAGCGATCTAGTTGCTGAGGCTACGGCAAACGTTGCGAGACGCAGACAGAGAAAGGCAGGATCAGCATGATACCGATTGGAAAAGTTTTAGAGCGTGCCCGCGAGCTGCAAGGGCTGAGTCGGCCGGAGCTCGCGGAGAGGGCAGGATGTAACCGGTCGCTCGTTTACAAGATCGAGATAGGCGCACGCAGCCCGCATCTGGAAACGCTGGAGAAGTTCGCGAATGCTCTCGGCATCCAGGTTTGGGAGATGGTGAAGATCGCGCAAAGGCTCGAGAGATCGTCACGCAAGCGCAGAGAGAAGATCGTCAACGAGGTGGCCGCATGATGATCTTCGCTTACTGCCGCTGTGGCTGGACGGCATTCGTTACGGACCTGACAGCCCTGAACGGGATGCACCTGTGCCAGCCCGGAAACATCCTGCTGTATCGGCAGTTCAACCAAAAGCACATCGCCCCAGACGGCGTAACCGTCCTGTTGGGGCAAGCCAGAGCCGCTAAGGAATTCGAGAGGTTGACCGCATGAGGGTGCTCAGGAAGCCGAAGTACTACTTGGTGCCTTGCGATCTTTGCCGATCTGCTATCGGCGAGGACTGCGACAAGTGTGGAGGCGCTGGAACGGTGGCGATCGTGGAGAAAAAGAAGTGATGGAACTCACCCTCACCATCCCCCTAGAACCTCCAACGGTGAACATGTACGTTCGCCACACACGCCGCGGCCGGCACTACAAAACCCGAGAGGCTGAAGCGTGGGCGTCGGCGGTCGCTGTGATAGCAGCAGGGCAGTATGTTCCCGGGAAAGCGCATGAGATCACCTACACGGTCTACCAGGGTTACAAGAGCCGGGGTGACGTCGACAACTACGCCAAGTGCCTGATCGATTCGCTAGTCGGCGCCGGCGTGATCAAGTCAGACGCGTCCGTGATTGATCTCCACGCCCACAAGCGGCGTGATCGTGCAAACCCCCGAACCGAAATTGTTGTACGAGCTGTGAATTGATCGATTGAGGTAACGATGGCTTCAACGAATTGCACGAAAGAGATTGCTGAATTTTATCTGCTCACACAGTCTAAGCTGGCGAGGATCTGGGAGCGCGACGATAAGAAGTGCCGTTGGTGCGGTGTCGCCACCGTCCTGACCAAGCACACCATCCCGAACCAGGCCACGATCGATCACGTCATCCCTTCATCGAAAGGCGGATCCAGTGAAGATCATAACCTTGTTCTCGCCTGTCTGAAGTGCAATGCCAAGCGAGGAGACTCGGGAAAGCATCCGAACAAATCCCCGCTACCATGGCGCGCTAACTTTGCCAAACCAACTCCGAAAGAGTTAGAGCAGGAACCTCTGGAGATTGAGTTGAATCTGGCGCGCACAGCCTACGCGTCGATGAAAGAGAAAGTTGCATATCTGGAATCGCTGACGCCGGTTCAAGTGATGCGGCTATGGCTGCTGAAGTGGTTGATCAAGAAGGTGCGCCAGTGAGGGACTTCAACAGCGTACCGCGCTTCGAATTCACTCGCAACGGTGCGCTTGGTCGCTACGTTGACGCAACACATTTCGGCGACCTGCTTCGTGAATACCGCAAGTTGGATAAGGCTTTTGACGAATTACTAGAGATCGCCAAACAGAATGGCGTGGAGGAAGTATGCAGATAGGTTTGGCAATACGTAGAGCACGTGAGTTATCGGGACTTAGGCAAGATGGGCTCGCTTACCTAATCGGTTGCCCTCGGTCGTACATCTGCAAAATTGAGAACGGCAAGTCTGTGCCTCAGCTCGAGCAGATCCGGAGAATCGCTGAAGCCCTTGGAACCACTGCCTCGATGCTTGTTCGCGATGCGGAGAATTTTGTACCAACGCAGGTGCCTATAGAAGCTGTTAAGTTTTCGAAGTCTCTGCAATGATGCGAATAGACAACAGTCTCTTGCACACGTGGAGGCCTGACCGTAAGGGGCCGGGTCTCCACGATTTTTTTCGAGGTGATGGATGAACGCAATCAAGCAATTCTTCGCAGATCACAAGATCAGCGCCCATACTTTCGCCGCAGCCTGGGCAATTGCAGACGTTCTCTGGTACACCAACACAGACTTTCATGCCTACATCTCAGGCTTGCTCGTAGCCCTCCCCGCTTGGCTCCATGCTCTGATCTTCGGCGTCGTCGTTCCGGTCCTGGTTTATCTCAAAGCGACCAAGAAGCCAGCCAAGGACCCGAATGAGCAGCAGTCAGCATCGAAGAACTTCGCAGCAGCCCTCCTACTCTTCGCCCTGCTGCCACTGGTCACGCTCACCGGATGCAAGACAGCCGCAGTGTCCGGCCAGCCTACCGCGCCTAACCTGAATACCCCGTACCAGAAGGCCGCGCAGGCAATGTCCGCGTTCGCGTCTGACGTCCAGTCCGCGCAACAGATCGTCATCAACCTTCACAAGGGCGGCGTGATCGACAAGCCAACCGACACAGCCATCCAGCTGCAGTTCAAGCAGGTTGCGGTCTACGGAAAGCAGATCGACGCGCTGATCCTCGCTCAAGCCTCTGCGGTCACCATTCAGGCTCGCGTGAACTCTGCTCTCTCCACACTGAGCCAGATCACGGAAGAGACCGGCAAGCTTGATCCCAACACTCTCCTGCAGGTCCAGGTATCCATCCAGGCCATCCAGCAGGTTCTCGGAACAGTTCTCGCAGCATTCAATCTCACAACGGCAGAGGTGACTTATGGACCCGATTACTATCGCAGCTTTAGCGGAGCAGGGCGTATTGCTCGCGTTGCAGATCTACAACCAGGTCAAGGCAGCACAGGCACCCGGCGTTACCTTGCGTCCCTTATCGGACCTGGTAGCGGAAGCGGACTCGAAGTTCGATCAGATCTCAGCGACAGCGGATGCAGAGATAGCTTCTGCCTAAGGCTCGCGGCGTAGATGACGCCGCTCAGCATCCTTGTTACATCTTCTGGAAGACATGTCTTGGCTACTAAAACTCGTGGTGGTTCCACGGCACAAACCCCCGAAAGTGAGGGAACTAACCAAAGCGAAGGGGGGCCTGAAGTGGAGATAGATCGCGAGGTACTCATGCACATCATTGACTCAAGGGTGAGCGAGGGAATCCGGAAGTGGTACCAGGACTGGATGCTTCCGTTGCATAACGAGAACAAAGAAGAGCTCAAGGGTATGAGAGAGACTCTCGGGACGCTCGTAGACACCATGAACCAAGGCAAGGGCGGCATGACCGTAGCAAGGCACTCTGTGCGGGTTATCAATTGGGCTTTAGGTGCCGCCGGTGCAGCCGCGGTTCTAATCATAAGCCACTACTGGAAGTGAGGCCATCTATGCAGCCAGCGGTAAGCGTGAAGACAATCCTGGTTGCATACAACGAGCAAGGCTGGCGCATCGGTGAAACTCACCATCGGGCGCGCATCTCGGATGAGACTGTCGAGAAGATCCGCGACCTTCGCGAGTATCGCTTCTGGACGTACAAAGAGATCGCGAGCCACTTCGAACTGAGCGTCAACACGATCAAGAAGATCTGCTCTTACACCTACCGGACCCAGAGGGCGAGCACGTGGAAACGGGTTGAGCGGACCCATAACTCCTTGACAGAGCAGTTACGCTCTAGCTACGCGAAGCGCGAGGCGAGCTTGCTCGTCACAGCGCACACGCAACGCTAGAGTGAACAGGAAGGAATAAACCCTATGAAGCTTGGAACTCACAAAGAACGAATGGCGGCATTGGAATCTGCTTTCGAGGCTGCTATCTCCTCTAGCGACAAGGCGTCGATTGTTCTCGCTGCTGCTCAGATTGACAGGGAGAACTTCTACCAGACCCGCGAAGAGAGCAGCCGTCTTGGGCAGAACTATTGCCAGTCACAAGCGCAGGCCTAAAGGGACATGGTATGGCCACAGGTAACAGAGGTAAAACAGAGAATTTGATCCCTTATAAGCCGGGACAGTCGGGAAATCCGAGTGGACGGCCTAAGCGTGCGCCTGTTACGGACTATTTGCGCGACCAGCTTGAGATGGAAGTTCCTAAGGAATTGCTGGATAGAGTCAGCCCACAGGAACTCTTGATGATGAAACTGGTAATGGGAGAGAAGCCAACATTCGGCCAGTTCGTTGCGTTCAAGTCTATTCAGGCCACACTGAAGGGCGACATTTTTGCGCTCAAAGAGGTTCTTGACCGTGTTGAGGGCAAGGTGACCCAGAAAGTTGATCATGGCGGGCGGATTACGCTTGAGACGCTTCTGACCTCTGGACATGAGGGCGAGTCGAGTGAATGACAGACGCTCAGTTACAAGCCTCCGCAAAGCTTAGGGAATGGAAGCACGATCCCATCAAGTTCGTGCGCGAGGTGTTCAAAGTCGAGCCGGACGCATGGCAGGCTGACACCCTCGCTCATCTCGGCAAGCCTGGACGTAAGCGTATTGCCATGAAAGCCTGCGCTGGCCCTGGCAAGACGGCTTTGCTCGCATGGGCTGGATGGCATCGCCTTACCTGCTTTGCGGCCAAGAATGAGCATCCCAAAGGCGCCGCAGTCTCGATCACCTCTGACAACCTGCGAGATAACCTCTGGGCTGAGCTGGCACGTTGGCAGAACGAAAGCCCGTTCTTGCTTCATGCGTTTCAATGGCAGAAGGAGCGTATCTTCGCCAAGGATCATCCCGAGACGTGGTTCCTCGCGGCAAAGGGCTGGTCCAAGACTGCGGACATGGATGCGATCGGGCGCACGCTGTCTGGTATGCACTCGCGCTTCCCGTTCTACCTGATCGATGAGTCTGGCGATATTCCACCCCAGATGATGCGCTCGGCTGAGCAGGGCCTTACCAGCTGCGAGGATGGCTGCATCCTGACTGCGGGCAACACCACAAGCCAGACCGGGCTGCTGTACGAGGTCAGCACAAAGAACCGGGACCAGTGGGAAGTGATCAGCATCACGGCTGACCCGGATGATCCCAAGCGCACACCTCGCGTCGATATCGAGTGGGCAGCCGAGCAGATCAAGCTTTATGGGCGTGAGAATCCTTGGGTAATGGCCTACATCCTCGGTCAGTTCCCATCGGGCGCCATCAATGCGCTGCTGTCAATTGAGGATGTCGAGGCTGCCATCGGTCGACGGCCTGTGCCTGGCTCCTATGAGTGGGCGCAGAAGCGGCTGGGCAATGACGTTGCGCGCTTCGGTGATGACCGCACTGTGACCTTCCCGCGTCAGGGCCTTGTGGCCTTCCAGCCCATAGTCCAGCGTCACAAGCGGGATTCGGCCGTCAGCGTGGCTATTGCCGGCACGGTCATGAATAAGAAGGCCGAGTGGAACTCGGAGATGGAGTTCTTTGATGACACGGTAGGCTGGGCCCATGGTGCTGTCGACGTGATGCGCGCCAACGGTCATTCGCCTGTGGCTGTCGAGTTCAATGGTGCATCCATCAACCCTCGGTTCTACAACAAGCGTGCCGAGATGTGGTGGAGCATGGCCGAATGGGTCAAAGCCGGTGGTTGCTTGCCTCCCATCCCTGAACTGATCGGGGAACTTACCAGCCCAACATACTTCTTTGCCCCGAATGGCAAGCTGCAGATTGAGTCCAAGGACCAGATCAAGAAACGGCTGGGCAAGTCGCCAGACCTCGCGGATGCGCTTGCCCTGACCTTCGCTCTGCCTGACATGCCTGGCGACATGGGAGATGTGAGGCTGCCCAAGCGTCAGACTCAGCGCGACTACGACCCTTACGCTCGGATGTAGACCCATAACCCAGCATAAGCACTTCTACCATCGGGCAGTGCTTCGTGTGCTTCCAGTACGTGCTGCTGACCTGTTCTCCGCTCTCGGCGGGGAATCGCTGTTTGCTGCTTATGCTGAAGAGTGCTGTATCCCCGCGATCGGCAAGCCCGCACCCCAGACTCAGATGTACCAGGTCATGGAAGATTCAGGCCTGATGAAGTGCTTTGGGCTCTATGACGGGCCTCGGGTTGTCGGCTTCGCATCCGTACTGACCTCAGTCCTCCCTCACTACGGCAAGCTCGTAGCCACGGTTGAGAGCATCTTTGTCGATGCGGAGTACCGCGGTGGATTCGGGAGCGCTCAGCTTATTAGGGCTATCGAGGCCTTTGCTGGTGCCTCTGGATGCGTGGTCATCTTGTACAGCGCCCCAGCCGGTGGAGCTCTTGAGGATTCGTTTGGTGGACGCCCGGAGTATGAGCGCACCAATAGCGTCTTTTGCCGGAGGCTGCCATGACAGTAGAGCAAGCAAATCAGCAGGCACAGGAAAAGTATGGAACGAAAGCTAATGCATGGTTGGTTCCTATTGCTGAGTTTGGCCATCGCGTCCAGTTTGAGGATGCCGACGGCCAGATGTGGGAAACAGGAGCCCGGTCTTTTGAAGAGGCTTTCGATATGCTTGCGCGCTTCGATTTTGCTGGACACCTTGCGAGGATGGCATGACAAGCCAAGAAGAAATGCCGGATGGCTTCCCTGAGTCGACTTATGCGACTTTGGCTAACGTCGAGGCCAGCGTGAATTCTTTAGCTCGGGACATCCTCTCTGTGCCTCCGTCCGGAGCTGCTGCCATGATGGCCGTTCGCATGGTTGAGGCGCTCGTAGAAGCATCGGAGCAGATTGATCTCTCTACTCATCATGTTCTGCATGGGGGGATGTATTCGCGCACGATCCATTTGGATGGTGGGACCATAATCACCGGAGCACTGATCAAGATTCCTACACTCTTGGTGTTCAGCGGTAACGCCTATGTGTTGATTGGCACTGAGTGGGTAGACTTTGAAGGCTATGGCGTCATTCCCGCAAGCGCGGGACGCAAGCAGGCCTTTGTAGCGCGGACCCCAGTCGATCTCACGATGATCTTCCCAACGCAGGCCAAGACAGTAGAGGAAGCCGAGCGCGAGTTTACCGATGATGCTGACAGACTGATGTCTCGCCGCAGCACTCGGGACGTAGTCGTGATCACAGGAGAATAGGCATGTCAGGAGCTCTAGCAGCTACGATCATCGCGGGAGTTGGAGCGGCGGCAGCAGTCGGCAGCACTGCCTATGCCATCAAGGCCGGTGGCGACCAGCAGGACGCGCAGCAGCAATCGCTGAAGCAGCAGAACACAGCACAGCAGAAGGCGGAATCCGCGAGCCTGTCCAATCAACGCAAGAGTCAGGTAGCTCAGGGCGCGGTGAACCAGAAGACTCCGGATGTAGCGTCCATCCTCGCCCGCGCAGCTACAGCAGGCAATGCGGGCCAGTCCAGCACCATGCTTACAGGGCCTGGGGGAATCGATCCATCTGGCCTGAATCTTGGCAAGGGAAGCACGTTACTTGGAGGCTAGGGCATGACGGATCAAGAGGTCTCCAAAAAGCGCACGCAACTGCTCCAGCGATGGACAGCTCTCAAAACAGAGCGCTCGTCATGGATGGGTCACTGGCAGGAGCTGAGCACCTATCTCCTCCCGCGCAATGGCCGATTCTTCGTCCAGGATCGCGACCGCGGCAACCGGCGGAATGGCAACATCTACGACAACACAGCAACCCGAGCCCTCCGCACACTTGGCGCCGGCATGATGTCGGGAGCTACCAGCCCTGCGCGTCCGTGGTTCCGTCTCGGCACACCTGACCCAGACATGAACGCCTATCAGCCAGTGAAGATCTGGCTGGATGACGTCTCGCGGCGTATGCACATGGTCTTCCAGAAGTCGAACACCTACCGAGCCCTACATCAGATCTATGGCGAGCTAGGAGCGTTCGGCACTGCGGCCTCCATCATCCTTCCCGATTTCGATACCGTGATCCACCAGTACTCCCTTACCTGTGGGGAATACTGCATCGCCACAGACTGGCAGGGCAACGTATGCACCCTCTATCGCGAGTTTCAGAAGCAGGTATCAGAGATCGTCAAAGAGTTCGGCTACGCCAACTGCTCGCAGACGGTGCAGAGTCTTTACAACAACAACGGCCTTGACGCTTGGGTAACCATCATCCATGCCATAGAGCCCCGCGCTGATCGCGACCCGTCCAAGAAGGACGCCAAGAACATGGAGTGGGCCAGCTACTACTTCGAGATCGGCAACGAGGGCAAGTTCCTGCGTGAGAGCGGATTCAAGCGCTTTCCTGGTGTAGCGCCGCGGTGGGATCTGTCCGGCGGCGACATCTACGGCAACTCGCCGGGTATGGAAGCCCTAGGCGATATCAAGCAGTTGCAGCATGAGCAGCTACGCAAAGCTCAGGCGATCGACTACAAAACGAACCCTCCATTGGCAGCGCCCAGCAGTATGAAGAACAGGGATATCGAGCGGCTACCTGGTGGCGTCACCTTCTACCCAGATGGTGGCAGTACAGGCAAGATTGAGAGCATGTTCGAGGTCAATCTGGAGCTCAACTACCTGCTTCAGGACATTCAGGACGTGCGCCAGCGCATCAATTCGACGTTCTTCTCTGACCTGTTCCTGATGTTGGCTAACTCCTCTGATGTGCGCATGACAGCCACCGAAGTGGCAATGCGGCAGGAAGAGAAGATGCTGATGCTTGGCCCGGTGCTAGAACGCCTGGACAACGAACTGCTCTATCCGCTGATCGATTCCACGTTCTCCTACATGATCGAAGCTGGAGCGATCCCACCGGCTCCGGATGAGATGCAAGGTATGGAGTTGAATGTAGAGATGATCTCCATGCTGGCACAGGCCCAGCGAGCCATTGGCGTAAACGGAATTGATCGCATGGTCGGAAACCTCGGCGTAGTGGCCCAGATGAAACCGGATGTGCTCGATAAGTTCGACGCAGACACATGGGTAGACGAGTATAGCGACATGCTAGGGGTGGATCCACGGTTGATTGTGGCCAGCGACCAGGTCGCGATCATCCGTCAGAAGCGCGCAGACGCACAGGCAGCTGCTGCGAAGTCGGCAGCAATGGAGCAGATGTCGAAGACGGCCAGCAACTTGGGCTCTGTTGCTACGACGGGACCAGGCAATGCTGCTCAGGATCTCATGTCGCAGTTCAGCGGCTACACCACAGGGGGTACGCAACAATGACCACACTCATCAACATGGAACTCACGGCCGCAGAGGCAAAACAGGAAGTATCTCCCGAGGCTGAAGCCCCGAAATATCCTTGGGGCCTTTGCCTCACGCTCGATAACGAGTCGTTGAAGAAGCTCAACATCGATACTCTTCCCACAATCGGCACGAAGATGCGCATCATTGCTGAGGTCGAAGTGTCCGCAGTCCGCTCCTATGCAGGACAGGGCGAAGCAGACACCAGCGTCGATCTTCAGGTGACCGACATGGCCATCGATGATGGCTCGAGCGCAATGACTCGTGCAGCCGGCACTCTCTACGGGAAATAGACCCATAACTTGAAATCACCACGCTACCTTCACCATTGTGAGCACCTTCGATCCCACAGACCTGCGTGGACAAGAGCGCAATAAGGCAGAGCTAGAAGCCAAACGGCGGCTTGTCCAAGAGGTTGAGAACGAAGACCTGAAATGGCTCATGGGAAGTAAGCGGGGGCGCCGGATTGTTTGGCGTCTTTTGGAAGAGGCAGGGGTATACCGTATTTCGTTCAACACAAATGCTATGCAAATGGCCTTTGCTGAAGGGAACAGAAACTACGGAAACAAGCTGCTGAACTCCGTCATGCTGACTTGCCCAGAGCTTTATCCGGTTATGGTGCGAGAGGTCAAGAATGGCAGAGACGACGGCAACGGACAATCAAACCACTGAAGCCACCTCCGCAACTGAGGCGCCCGCTACTCTCCTGGCAACGGCCACGGAAGTACCGAGCACGCAGCAACAGCAAGGTGAACCTGCAAAGACTCAGACAGAATCTGAGGGCTCCAAGCCAGAGGATGGGAAACCAGCAGAGAGCAAGGTAGAGGGAGCGCCGGAGTCTTACGACTTCAAGGCACCTGAAGGCCATGAGTACGACGCTACTCTGATCGGCTCCTTCTCCGAAGCTGCAAAGGAAGCCAACCTTACGCAGGACGCCGCGCAAAAGCTATTGGACAAGGTTGCGCCAGCATTGGCCAGCCGCACGCAGGAGCAAATCGCAGAGCTGAAAAACGGGTGGACTGAATCCACCAAGGCAGACAAGGAAATCGGCGGCGACAAGCTGCAGGAGAACCTTGGGATCGCCAAGAAAGCCTACGACGCTTTTGCTACTCCAGAGCTGCGCAAGCTGTTCGAGGATACCGGTCTTGGCAATCACCCGGAAGTTATTCGGGCCTTTGTGCGGGCTGGTAAGGCAATCAGCGAGGATTCGTTCGTTTCCGGAAACCCCAACCCCAAGGTTGCGGTGAATCCGGCGGATGTCCTCTATCCAACGATGAAAAAGGAGTAGTGAGACATGGCTAATCTTCCGTCCATAGCAGGGCACGCAACCCTGATCGACATTGCGAAGTCGTTAGACCCTCAGGGGAAGGTGTTTACAGTAGCCGAACTCCTGAACCAGTCCAACGAACTCATCCAGCAGATGAACTTTATCGAGGGCAACCTTCCCACCGGCCACAAGGCTGCTGTGCGCGCAGGCCTCCCGACTGTGATTCTGCGTGAGTTCTACAAAGGTGTTCCCGTCTCGAAGTCCGGCCGCGCCACCATCGAGGATGTTTGCGCGATGCAGGAAGGCCGCAACGAGATCGACCAGGACATCTGCGAGCTCAACGGCAATACCTCAGCCTTCCGCATGAGTGAGGCTCTGGCCTTCATCGAATCGATGAACCAGACCTTTGCCAACCAGGTCATGTACGGCGATACCACCACCAACAAGGATGGAATCCTCGGTCTGACCCCGCGGTACAACTCGCTGTCGGCTTCAAACCCTAGCAGCCAGAACGTTATCGACGCCGGCGGAACCAGCACGGACAACACTTCGGTGTGGCTCGTGGTCTGGGGAGCGGAAACGGTCACCGGCATCTATCCCAAGGGATCGAAGGCTGGACTGCTGCAGGAGGATCTGGGCTTGATTGATGCCTTCGACTCCAGCAACAATCGTTACCGCGCCTATGCAGAGCGCTGGCAGTGGAAGTATGGTCTGCACGTCAAGGACTGGCGCTATGCCGTTCGCATCGCCAACATCGATGTGAGCGACCTCACTGGACAGACCGGCACGCAGGCAATCACCCAAGCAACCTGGATCAACAAGCTGATGATCAGGGCTCTGGCTCGCATCCCCTCCATGGGTATGGGAACGCCGACCTTCCTCGCCAGCCGCACGGTCAAGGAGATGCTGTCCATCGGCGCTCTCGACAAGAGCCAGAACGCGCTCTCGTTCACTCAGGCGGTCGACCAGTATGGTCGCGTGACTGCCGGCAGTGTGGCGGGATCGGGAACCGGCATCAAGGGTGGCCAGTTGATCTTCCAGGGTGTTCCTGTCCTGACGGTCGATCAGATCCTTGCAACCGAAACGCGAGTGGTCTAAGAGACCGCAGAAAGAAGAGGAATAAGAACATGGGAATGCTTGATTCGGAAATCATCTTCTCTGCGGCTCAGACGGTCACTGCGACCGGCGACACCGCGAGCACCAACGTCTACGACAACGGCGGCGCGAATGGTCAGGGAGACAACGGGCAGACGGGTGAAAACCTGTGGGTCAATGTCACCGTGAACACCACGGCAACCTCCGGCGGTTCGGCAACCATCCAGGCAGTGCTGCAGGACTCCGCAGATAACGCGACCTTTGCCGATGTGGCATCTGGTCCGGTAACTGCGGTAGCCAATGCAACTCTGGGCGCGGTGATCTTACAGCTGCAGCCGCCTCCCGGAATGCGCCGTTACTGGCGTGTTGCCTATCGCATCGGAACCGCTGTCTTGACTGCTGGCAAGTTCGACGCCTATGTCAGCAACACCATCCAGCGCAACATCGCTCGGCAGTCCGGATTCTCGGTCGCCTAAGGAGGAATGACGATGGCACAGGTCAAAGCGAAACGCGCCGTCTACCTCGGATCGCAAGGCTATCGCGCAGAGGGCGAAGTCTTCGATTACGAGGGACCGGAGCATAAGCACCTCGAGTACCTCGACAAGAAGGAAGAGGCGAAAGGTAAGGGCGAGGATGGTCTGTATGACGACTTCACTCGGGAAGAACTCAAAGCAGAGCTTGCTGAACGCGATATTGATTTCGCCCCGAATGCCCAAGACAAGAAGCTGATCTCTCTTCTCGAAGAGGATGACGACAAAAAGAAAGGCTCCTAGCGCAAGCGAGGAAGCACAAGGGGGCCGATGGCTTTATCGCGTCGGCCCTTTTCTTCATTACCAAAGAGGTGAAGCGTGGCAAGTGCCGTTGATATCGCAAATCTAGCGTTAGCCAACCTCGGCGATCCCGCAACGGTTTCCAGTTTGAGCCCGCCTGACGGTTCGGCGCAGGCCCAGCACTGTGCGCGCTTCTATCCCATCGCACGCACATCCGCGATTGAGCAGGCTGCATGGGACTTCGCTTCAACCCGCGCCTATCTCGCTCTGGTGAGTAACCCCTGGTCTATGTGGCGCTATGCCTATGCCATGCCGAGCAATGCTCTGAGCGTGATTTCCATCCTGCCGAAAGAGGCAATAAGCGACTACTCAGAGCGTGCATGCGCGCCCGATGGGTTCATTCAATGGCCGGCGGGATACTTCCCACCTTCGGCTGATTCGATCTATACGCCGCAACCATTCTCTATCGAGACATTCAACGGCCAGCTCGTCATCCTCACAGATGTCTGTGACGCGGTAGCGCGCTATACCTTCGACGTCTCGGATACGACCAAGTTCTCCGGACTGTTCACCGAAGCTCTGGCGTGGAAGCTGGCTTCGATGCTGGCTGGTCCGATGATCAAGGGAGATGCGGGCGCTGCGCAGGCTGTTCGATGCATGCAGATGTTCAATGTAATCAAAGGGCAGGCAGAATCTTCAGACGCGAACCAGCGCCAGATCAAACCACATGTAGCAACACCCTGGATTGTAGGTCGATAAATGGCGAACACGAAGACCTACAGCCGATCATTTGCCGGTGGCGAGATTTCCCCCGCCATGTTCGGGCGCATCGACGATGCCAAGTTCCAGACCGGCGCGGCAACCATGCGTAACTTCATCGCTACCCCACAAGGTCCAGCGGAGAACCGGCCTGGTTTCGCTTATGTGAACTCGACAAAAAACAATGGTGTCGCTCGCCTCATCCCGTTTGTCTATAACACCGATCAGACGATGGTGATTGAGTTGGGTGCGGGGTATATCCGCTTTCACACGAATGGGCAGACTTTGGTGACGGGTTCTATCCCCCCGATCCCTTACGAAGTGGTCTCGCCGTATGGCCAGAGCGCCTTGTTTGACATCCATTACGTTCAAAGCGCAGATGTCATGACGCTGGTCCATCCCACTTATCCGCCGATGGAGCTAAGGCGTTTAGGCGCCTTGAACTGGACGCTGACGGCGATCAACTTCGGGACCACGATCAATCCTCCGGCATCGGTCAATGTGACACCCAGCCCTGGCTACCTAGCCCGAATAGTGAATGTCACGCTCGCAAACCCTGCCGTTATCACGACTGCGGCCAGTCACACGCTTGCCTTGGGTGACGGGATCTATATTGACGAACTGACCGCAGTGATCGGTGGCAATCCGGTGGATCTGAGTGGCTTCTATCTCGTCAACCTGGTTCCAGTGGATACCGATGGAAACCTGATCCCGAATGAACTTCAGGTCATGGACTACAACGGCAACATCCTCGATTCTTCGGGATGGGACTCATGGGGAGGCGGGGGAACGATCCAGTACGGTGACAAGATCTATGACATCACGAACTACTATGCCGTGTCTGCGATCAACCAGAATGGCGTGGATGAGAGCCTTCTGTCCGCGCAGGTCTCAGCCCTCGATAACCTGAACGTTCCGGGCAGCTACAACACCATCACCTGGTCAGCGGTCCCTGGCGCGCTGCGCTACTACGTCTATAAGCAGAAGAATGGGCTGTGGGGATACATCGGCGAGACGACGGCGCTGCAGTTTGTCGACAACAATATTGCCCCTGACATGAGTATCACGCCGCCGAACACCGATGATCTGTTTGATGGGGCAGGGAACTACCCCGGCGCGACCTCTTACTTTGAACAGCGGCGATGCTTCGCGGGCACAGTGAACGGCCCGCAAAATGTCTGGATGTCGAACTCGGGAACAGAGAGCACGTTCACCTATTCGCTGCCGGTTCAGGACTCTGATCGTATCTCCTTCCGTGTCGCCTCCCGCGAGTCCAGTACGATCCGGCACATCATCCCGCTCACGCAGATGGTTCTTCTGACCAGTTCGGGAGAGTTTGCGGTCAACTCCGGCTCGAACGACGCTTTGACGCCTTCGAACATCTGGTGTCGTCAGCAGTCCTATGTGGGCTCGTCCAATGTGCAGCCTACGATCATCAATAACTCGCTGGTCTACTGCGCGGCGCGTGGCGGCCATGTGCGCGAGCTCGGCTATTCGTGGCAGTCCAATGGATTTGTAACAGGTGACCTCTCGCTGAGGGCTATCCACCTGTTCGACAACCTCACGCTGGTGGATCAGGCGTTTATGAAATCCCCGCGCCAGATTGTGTGGTTCATATCGAGCAACGGTGATCTTCTGGGCCTGACGTATATCCCAGAGGAACAGATAGGCGCATGGCATCACCATGACACGGATGGAGTCTTTGAGAGCATCGCGTGTGTGGCCGAAGGAAACGAGGACCGTCTTTACGCGGTCATTCGCCGTACTGTAAATGGACAGACGGTGCGATATGTAGAGCGCATGGCGAGTCGATTGATCACAGATCTGGCGTCCTGCTTCTTTGTGGATGCCGGATACACCATCTCCGGCGGGTTCATTACTACTGTCACCGGCCTGGACTGGCTGGAAGGCGAGACGGTAGCCGTGCTGGCGGACGGGGCTGTTCAGAATCAAAAAGTGGTCACCCATGGCGCGATCACGCTAGACCACCCAGCTTCGAAGGTTACAGTTGGCCTGCCGTATCAATCAGACCTGCAAACGGTTCCTTTGACCCTACAGATTGACGGATATGGGCAGGGAACGCAGAAAAACATCAACAAGTGCTGGGTGAGGGTCTACCAGTCAAGTGGCCTCTTTGTTGGACCCACGGAGGACATGCTGACCGAAGCATTGCAACGCACGACGGAGCCATACGGGACACCGCCATCGCTGAGGGATGGAGAGATCGAAGTCACAGTTTTGCCATGGTGGCAGCCCAACGGGCAGATATTCATCAGGCAGAATAACCCGCTTCCGCTGTCGGTTACGGGCCTCACCATGTCAGTTGCGATAGGAGGATAAATGGTCTCGTTTCTCACGGATAGTTGGACCGATCTCGAAAAGTTCTTTGGCATCGGAGGCGAGACGACGGCAAATACTGTCGGCATGACTCCTACGCAATCCAAGGTTGCCACAACTGCGTCGACGGTCAAGAACCTCGGTCTGCTCACCACGGTCATGGGTGGGATCAATAGCGCCATAGGCAGCTACTACGCCGCGCAGACCGCGCAGTACCAGGCGAAGTCTCAAGCCAGCAGCCTCAACTTCCAGTCGGACATGGCGGCCCTGAATGCGCATCAGGCAGAGTTGAGCGCGCAGTCTATCCAGGAGCAGGGCAAGACGCAGGTTGCACAGTACACCATGAAGTATGGGCAGGATCGCGCCGCTGCGGTGACCAGCATGGCGGCTCGAGGGGTTGCGCTGGGCGAGGGCAGCTCGAAGGAAGTTCTGGCTTCCATGGACCTGGTCAAGGATATCGATGTCCTGACAATCAACTCCAACGCCACACGCGCCGCATGGAGTGAGCGCACGGCCGCGACCAACTACAGCAACCAGTCTCTGATCGATCGCACCTCGGCGGCTAACGCGAATCGTACCGCCGGCAGCATCAGCCCTGGCCTAGCAGTGGGGACCAGTCTTTTGAACAGCGCTACGGGCGTAGCAAGCCAGTGGGATTGGCGGCGCAGGCTGTCGCTGTCCACAGCAGGAGGAATGAACTAGATGCCAAGGGTCCCTGATAGTTTCGTGCCGAGCGTTGGTCAGACGGCGATGAATCCCACGCCGGTTCAGGCGCCGAATGTGCTGCCCATGCAGAACCGCAACCCGGAGCAGGTTGAGCAGTTGGGGCAGACCTTGCAGCAGGCCGGTGGACTGGAGTTCCGCACCGGGCAAACCATTGGCGACCGTGTACAGGAGCAGATGGACGATGCGAACACCAAAGCTGCGGAAACCTCGTTCCTGCAGTCGTCTCAGAGCATTCTCAATGACCCGGATAAAGGCTACTTTCGCCAGCAAGGCAAAAACGCGGTGGATCAGTATCAGCCAACGCAGGAAGCCCTGGTAAAGGCTGGAAACGATGCGCAGGCTGGGCTGACCAACTCTATCCAGAAACAGATGTTCAAGCAGGTCCTACAGTCTCACCTGCTGTCTTTCGGTAAGCAGATGGCCGACTACAACCACGGCCAGAGCGTGGCCTATGCCGCGGGCGAGTCGAAGGCGCGAGCGGACAGCTACCAGCTTCTATCCCTCAGTGCGGCTGGCAGCCGCTACCAGACAGATGAGAACGGAGCTCCAACGGGAGACTTCGCCAAGTACACGAAGCAGATGGAGCAGGAAGTCCTGAAGACGGCGGCTCTCTCGGGTTTCGATCCTGACTCTGCGCAGGCGAAGTCTATGCTGCGAGAGCAGTACACAGCACTGAACCACGCCATGATCGCCCAATTGCTGGACAATCACGACGCCTACGGCGCCAAGAAGTGGTTCGATGAGCAGTCGGCGGCGGGGAATATCGACCTTCGCGACACAGCTGCCCTCGGCAACGCGGTGAAAGTTGAGTACGACAGGCAGCAGACCATTGACCTGGCGGATCGGGCTATCTCTGGCTCACTCACTGGCGGTAAAGATCCAGTCACGCTCACCATGCCGGTATCGGGCAGCAGCATCAACGTCACGGCTGGGTTGGGCGAACCTCGCTCCGGTGGACGCTCCCATGACGGCATCGATATTGCTGTCCCGGTTGGTACGCAGGTGACGGCGCCGGCGGCGGGTAAGGTGCTCAAGGTATGGAACGATGACAAGTTCGGAGGTGGTCTGTCGGTGGAGTTGCAGCTTCCCAATGGTATGACGGCGGGCTTCGCGCATCTCTCCGCGGCCAATGTGCGCGAGGGTGACGAACTTCAGCAGGGCTCGCAGCTGGGGCTATCGGGTAAGTCTGGGAACGCAACCGGCCCAACTCTGCACTACATGATGAAGGACGCAGACGGTAAATATGTGGATCCGCGTCAGGTGAGCCAGCCTCAGCCGAACAAGGAAGGCATCGCAGACCCGGATTCGCTGGAGCGGGCACGGCAGTACATCATGGACAGCGATGCGGCCCCCGAGATCAAGAAAGGCGCCATCGCACAGGTACAGACGGCCCACAGCCAGTACCGCGCCATACAGACGCAGCAATATGAGGATATGAAGCAGAAGGCAACGGATATCTTCTTTCAGTCGGGCGGGAACTATAACGCCATCCCCGGTTCGATCAGGACGCAGCTCCGGCCCGAAGACGCCTACAAGTTTCAGAAGGGCATTCCGACAGAGGACGATGTTGCGACACAGGAAGCCTTCATCTTGCATCCCGAGAACCAGACCGTGGATTGGGTTCAGAGGCACAAGATGGACCTCAGCAAGGGTACATTCATCAGCTATCTGACGAAGGCGCAGAACGATGCGAACTCCCCAGACAAAGAGCGGAACGCCGCGCTCGACAACACGCAGATGGATGACATCCTGTACAAGAACGGGTTTGAGAACCTTGTGAATCCGAAGGGCGATGATGATAAGGCAGCCGCGGTGGCGCTGAAGTCGCGCATCATGGATCAGTTTGTCTCGGAGCAGAACTCGACAAAGACGCCACTTACGCGTGACCGCAAGGCCCAGATCATCCGTCAGACGGTATCGGATCAGGTCTCGGTCCATCGCTCCATCCTGTTTGATAAAACTGCCGTTCCCGTCATTGGCCTAACCCCAGACCAGGCGCAGAACGCCTACGTCACGGTTGGGAACCAGAAGGTCAAACTGGCGTCGATACCCATGCAGGATCAGATGCAGATTACCGGGGCTCTCCGGCGCACCAACCAGCCTGTCACGCAGCAGAACATTGCTACTTATTGGGTAGAGGCACAGAAGCGCAAGGGCAAGACAGTACCGACCTTCTAAAGAGGATTATGCCGACCGTATACGATGACATCGCCCAGCAGTCCACCGGAGCAGCACCGGCGCCGCCTCGCTCAGTCTATGACGACATCGCCGATGAGGAAGTGAAGCGCGCCAACCAGCAGGCACAGCAGTCGCTTGCTACCACGATGGACACGAATCCTGACCAGGCCGGAGAGGCGCAGAGGATCAGCGCCAAGATCGGCGTCGGACCTGATGTCGCACTGCACCAGATGGACGATGCGCGGAAACAGGCTGCGCTTCAGGATGTTCAAGCCCGCGACCTTGCGTCCTGGAATCCCATGCTTGCCCGTCAGCTATCGGACCCGAACTTTGCCGCGATTTCGCATGATCAGGTCGACAACCTGTCGAACACCGGAGCTCTATTCACGCGGATGAAGGATGCTCTAGCCCATCCCATCGACCAACTCCATAGCGAAGCAAACGATATTACCAGCCAATATGGCCAAGGAAAAGCCGATTACGAGCTCGGGATGCTGGGTATCAAGGCGAAGCGCGGATCGGCGACGGCAGAAGATTGGGCGCGCATCCGGGAATTGCAGGAGCAGCGCAAGGGTGCACAGCAGCCGCAAACGCTCACCGGCAGGATATTGGGCGGAACAGCGGCGATGGCCGGGAATATTTTACCGATGGCTCCGCGCATCTTGGCGGTTGGAGCGGCGGGAGCAGGTATAGGCGCAGCTGCCACTGCGATCACAGGCCCCGGCGCGCTGGCCGGTGCTGGTGCTGGCTTTGCCACAGGCGCAGAGTCGGAGTTCGGCGCGCAGTCGTACGAGATGATGGCTGGCAACACCTATCTTGATCTGCTCGATAAGGGCGTGGATGAGAACCATGCACAATGGGCGGCCGGTCTGGTTGGCGCTGCGAACACGGCGCTGCAACTCGGAGCCATGCGTCTTGCCGGAAAGCCGGTCGCAGGGCTCATGGATCGGGCCTTCACTCAGGTCATGGGCGAGAGTATCGCGGAGGAGATGACTCAGCCGACAGTGGCCAAGGCTGTTCAATCGGCCGTGATGAATTGGGGTAAGAATACGGCCCTCGGTGCAACCGAGATGGCGATGCAGACGGCAACCTCCCGCATGGGCGAGGATTGGGCCAAGAAGATGAACGCGGGCGAGATCACCAGCGACATCTTCTCTAAGGACTTCGCCAGAGAGTTCGGAAAGTCATGGGTAGACGCCGCAGTCACCATGGGCGTCATCAACTCCTTCAGCGGGATGGCAGGCTTCGCCAACGATGCACGGCGCGCTCAACAGGCGACACAGACGCAGGCCTTCTTTGAGAACCTATCGAGCACTGCCGAGAATGCCAAGGTTCGCCCGCGCAACCCGGCAGCATATGAGAGCTTCATAGCCTCACAGGCTGAAGGAACCGGAGCAGAGAACATCTTTGTCGACGGCAAGGAGTTTGCCAACGTCCTGAATCAGTCCGGTCTGCAGGTGGAACAGCTAGACAGCATCATCCCCGGCATGATGGACCAGGTAAACGAGGCCGCGGCGACGGGCGGGGATGTCGTGATTCCTACCAGCCGATTCGCTTCGACACTGGCCGGGACCGATCTCGGCAAGAACCTGATGCCGCACATGCGTCTTGACCCCGAGGCGATGAGCTCGGCAGAGGCTGAGACATTCCAGCAGACCCAGAAGGAAGTCTTTGCCAAGGCGCAGGAGGAGGCGCAGGCGCAGATGGCCAATAGCGTTGACTTCGCCAAAAGTGCCAAGGTGGTGGAGTCGAATATTTACGACCAGCTCAAGGCCACAAAGACGATGCCTGACGATATGGCGCGCACGAATGCGCAGTTCGTTCGGGACTTCGTAGTTACTCAGGCTGCTCGGTCGAACATGACGCCGGAAGCGTTCTTCGACAAGTATCGATACAACATCATCGGCGCCAAGGACGGAGTACTGGAAAAGGCCAAGCGCGTTCTTGGACAGGCGGCACCAGTGGGCAATCGCGGCGGCTTCGACCCGTCCAGCCTGACAACCATGCTCGGCGAGAAAGCGGACATGAGTACCTTTCTCCATGAAAGTTCCCATTACTTTCTGAGTGTCTACGGGGAAATCGCGAAGGATGCCGAGGGATCGCCAGAAATCAAAGGCGACTTCGACAAGCTACTCAAGTGGTTCGGCGTAAAGGATGGCGAGACGTGGAACTCCATGAGCCTGGACGAGCAGCGCAAGTTTCATGAGCAGTTCGCGTACAGCTATGAGCAGTATCTTGCGGAAGGGAAGGCTCCGAGCGTAGAGGCGCAGGGCGTCTTCGATCGCTTTACCTCATGGCTCAAGCGCGTTTACAAGTCGATCCGCGATGACACGAACACCATCTACCGCCAGCAGCATGGCCAAGACTTGCCGATCCTGACCGGCGAGGTGCGCGATGTGATGGACCGCATGCTTGCCTCCGACGATCAGATCAAGCAAGCCGAAGCGGTACGCAACATGGAGCCCGTCTTCAAGTCGCAGGAGCTCTCGGGCATGAATGATGCCGAGTGGAAGACTTACAGCGACATGTCCCAGACCGCGACCTCTGCGGCTTCGGATGAACTCGGCCGCGCCAGTCTGCGCGAGATGCAGTGGATGTCGACGGCGAAGGGGCGGCTTCTCAAAGCCATGCAGGCCCAGCATGAAGGCATTCGTGAGGACGTGCGCGCCGAGGTCAGAGACGAACTGATAAAACAGGATTCCGTATATTCTGCGCAGAACTTTCTGAAAACTGGAGAACTCTGGCGCGATGGCGAACTGGAAACCTCTGACATCCACAAACTGGATACAGAGGCAGCGCGAAAGCTCCTTCCAGAGGGAGCTTCGAACGACCTGCTGCGAGGGATGACCAAGAAGGACGGGCTGGATCCAGATGTAGCTGCCTCCTCACTTGGATTCAAGGACGGACTGGAACTCATGCGCGCCATCGCCGAGGCTCCCCCGCTGAAAGAGGCGATCGACACGGCCACGGATCAAAGGATGCTTGAGCGTTATGGCGAACTGAGCACACCGGAGGGAATGGCAAAAGAAGTTGAGAAGGCCACGCACAACGAAGCGCGGGCGCGGCTGATTGCATTTGAGCTCCTACACGCTTTCAACATGACGGAATCGGAACGTGTCCTGGTCAAAGCGGCGCGGGAGACGGCACGTCGGATGCTGGCCTCGGAGAAGTTCTCAGATATCGATCCTCGGGCGTATGCTGCGCGAGAGGCGAAGGCAGCACGACAGGCTCAGGTGGCCGCTGCGCGTGGGGATGTGGAGGCGGTAGGAAGGGCCAAGCGTGACCAGCTCCTGCAGAACGCTCTAACCTCTGAGGCTCTTAAGGTGCGGGATGAGGCAGACAAGCACCTCCGCTATCTCAACAAGTTCGACAACCCATCCAAGGCGGTCACGAAGTCTATCGGCGCCGATCACATGGACGCCATCAACGAACTGCTCGCCGGATATGGACTATCTCCCCGCGAACGATATAGCGAACGCAGTGAGCCGATGGAACAGTGGATCAATACGCAGTATGACCGGACCGGCGTCATGCCGGCAGTAGCGTCAACCCTGGTCGATAAGCTCGGCACCATGCACTGGAAGGATATGACCATCCAGCAGCTGCGCGATCTGCGCGATGCCGTCAAGTCGATCGACTACACCGGCCGGCGCCAGACCGAGGTGGATCTTGCCGGGCAGAAGGCGACGGTCGATGAGATCGTTGGGCAGGTGCAGGACACGCTTCGGGATATGAGGCACACACCGGTCTCGGATCTTCGGTCGCATCTGGAGTATGCCAAGGGCCTGGACAAGATCAGTGCAAAGTTCCTCGACAAGAAGTCATGGATTCGCTCGGCAGATGCGGCACTCCTGAAAATGGAGCAGTTGTTCCAATGGATCGACGCCGGGGAGAAGGCAGGGACCAAAGAGGCGCCGATTGACGGTCCCATGCAGCGCATCTTCCACCTAGCCTCGAATGCCGAGGGCAAAGAGCGAGCGATGCGCGCAGATGCTGCCAAGGCCATGCGGGAGCTTGGGGAGAAGCTGAAGGGCGCCAAGATCGATCTGGCTGAATCGCTGGACGTACCCGAGCTGCCACGCGAGGATGGCGCGCAGTGGTACCGCGGCGACCTGCTTTCGATGGCCCTGAACATGGGCAACCAGAGCAACAAGGAAAAGCTCCTTGCCGGCTACGGCTGGTCAGAGATGGAGGCCGTCTCCGCCATCAACCGCCTACTCTCAAAGACGGAGATGGACTTCGTTCAGGGCGTTTGGGATCACATCGGCAGCTATGGGCGGGACATCGTAGAACTCGAACGCAGACAGACGGGCGTGATGCCTCAGATGATTGAAGCGACTCCCCTGGTGACCAAGCACGGTGTCTACGCCGGCGGCTATTATCCGGTTGTCTATAACGATGTTCTGGACTACAAGGCCGCAGAGAATCAGGCGCGCAACTCGGATCGACTCTTCGAGAACAACTTCGCACAGCCTTCGACAGCCAGCGGTCACACGGTGGCGCGCTCTGGCTACATCGGGCCTCTCTATCTTTCGCTGGGCGTCATCGCTCGGCACATCGACCAGGTGACCCATGACCTCTCATGGCGCGAGCCCATTATCGACATGAACAAGGTTCTGAGCGATCAGCGCCTGCTGCGCGAGATTGACCAGGTTTACGGCCGCGAGTACAGCAAGCAGCTTCGTCCTTGGCTGCAGTCTATGGCCAACGATCGCGTATTCAACACCACCGGGGATTCGGCGTGGGAAGGCGCTGTTCGCAAGGTGCGCAGCAATTCCACGATGGTGGGGATCGGCTTCCGTATGTCGACCATGGCAGTTCATGGAACCTCTGCTCTATCGAACTCCATCGGCGAGGTTGGCTCGAAGTGGTTCGCTAAGGGCGTGCAGCAGTTCATGGGCCCGGATCGCATCCAGGCAACCAGGGACTTCATCTACGAGCGATCGCCGGAGATGGCGCACCGGATGGACGAGGCAGACCGCAACGTGCATGAGGCTGTCAGTGAGATCAACCGTCAGCAGTTGTCGGTTGCCAGCGTCTCCGGATCGATGAAGCTCTACAACGATATCCGTAAGTTCGCGTTCCGCGGCGTCGGCATCCTCGACATGGCGTCAGCTATGCCCACGTGGATGGGTGCGTACCTGAAGGCCATGAGCAAAGAGGGCGAAGGCGGCTTGAACCTGAGCGAGGATGAGTCTGTCGAATACGCCAACCGTGCGGTGCGCAATGCTCACGGCGGCGGCGGGACCAAGGACCTATCGGCAGTCCAGCGGGACAAAGGCCTGATGTCGCTGGCCACGATGTTCTATTCCTATTGGAACCACGTGTACAACCGTCAGCGCGACCTTGGCAAAGGCTGGGGCGCGGCGGTCACCGGACAGGCCGCGGTGCGCGACTTCCCGAAGCTACTGGCGCGCAGCTGGTTTTATATCGTCGTTCCACAGATCGCCCACACGCTGATCTCATCCCACCAGCCCGATGACAAATCGCTTGAAGAATACTTGGCGCAGATCGGCGAGGGCATCGGGACTGGCTTCGTTTCCGGTATCCCTATCGTGCGCGACCTCGCCAATGCGGCGGTGCATGGAACAGACTACGCAATCTCTCCACTGGAGAACTCAGCCAATACAGCGCTGAAGACACTGGAGGATGCAAGCAAGATCGTTCATGGAGAGAAGCCCAGCGCACGCGCATTTCAGAACGCCGCGGAGACTGCCGGCTATGCCTTCGGCCTTCCCATGGCAGCGCCCGCGGCTTCGGCCAAGTTCCTGTGGGACGTCATCAATGGCGACGTACATCCCAAAGACCTTTCGGATTGGTGGAAAGGCCTATTGAGCGGGAAGCTCAAGTAGACCCATAACCCCCGGTTTCATCGCTAGATTTCTCATCAGGGAGTCCTGCGGATGGCGGTTAGCTCAACAAATAGGAAGGCTGGTCCGTTCCTCGGGAACGATGTAACTATCACCTTTCCGTTCGTGTTCAAAGTATTTCTGACGAGCGATCTTTTGGTCGAAGCTATCCAGGCAGGTGCCTTGGATTCTACGGTTCTCGTCCTCGACTCGGATTTTACCGCTGCTCTGAACCCTGATCAGGATACTGATCCCGGCGGGTCGATCACACTGACCGCTGGCCCATTGGCTACAGGGCACAGGCTGGTCATTACCTCGGACGTGCCCCAGCTCCAAGAAGTAAATCTGACCAACCTTGGCGGATTCTTTCCGGATGTGCTCAATGGCGAATTCGACCGGCTGACGATCCTGATTCAACAACTCCAGGTAGAGCAGGCTAGAACGATCAAGTTCCCACTCACCGACCCCGCAGAAGTCGTTGAATTGCCTCCGGCAGAGCAGAGGGCAGGCAAGTTTCTTTACTTCGGATCTGACGGCACCATATCGCTAATATCAGGCTCTCCGGTCGGAACGGCCCTGTTCTCAGGAGTTCTAGCGGGAACGAAAGATGGATCAAACAAGGTCTTTCAGATTACAAACAACGGTTCGCCTATTGGCGTTCAGCCTTTGCAGGCCACGGTATGGCTGAACTTCCCGCTTATCCCTGGTGATGCTAACGGCTACGACCTGGGCCCTGGTCCTGGTCAGGTAACGTTCAAGAATGCGCCCGTAGCGGAAGACTCGCTATTCGCATCAGGAGTGTTCTCAGCATGAAGTCCTTCATCGCAGCAGTGCTGCTGTCGTTTTCTGTGCCCGTTGTGGCGCAGACCATAAACCCGAGCCAGGTAAGAGGTACAGCTATAGTCCAGACCCCACAGGGATCTCAGGCGATAACTCAGCCGGCGGGTACATCCTTCGATATCGACCACGCCAAGATCGCAAATCTGAACACGAATGGCTGGGTGGTGCCGGGGAATTACGGCGTCGTCTCTGGTGGATCTACGAACACCGTTACAGCTACCGGCAGTGGAAGCTCTCTAGTGCTATCGTCGGCATCCGACTTCACCCTAAACATGGGAGTAATGGTTCTCCATGGCGGAGGAGCCTGCGGCTCCGTTTTATCAAAAGGATGCGCGTCCCCTCCTACACCATCAGTGTCTACATCTGGGGCCTCCGGCTCGACAACCTATAGTTACAAATTGGCCTGTATCGATGGTCTCGGAGGCGTGGGGGCGGCTGGATCAGCGGGGAGTACGACCAGCGGAAATGCGACTCTAGCCGGCGTGGTCAATGGAACGCAGGTCGGAGGTAACTACAACGTTGTCACGTGGACGGGAAACAGCGCGTGCACCGAGGTAGCCATCTATCGCAATAATGTCTTGATCGCCTCGGAATATTCGGCTCCGTCTGGGACGATGACTTACAACGATATCGGAATCGCTCCATGGGTAAACCGAGACATTCCTGCCGCGCCTCCCGCGTCATCTTTGAATGACAACTACATTGGCAAGATCACAGCGATAAATGGGACATCGGCGACCGTCAGCCCCAACCTAGGGGTGGCAGTTAGCTCGGCAAACCTGTATCACAGCGATACTCCTCTCATTCAAGCTGCGATCGCAGTGAGCTACTTCGTAAATCTTCCCCCTGGTCTTTACGTGGTGAACTATCCCATCAATTTCAGTAGGGCGGGAGCCAGTGTCCAGTTTGGTGTAACGGCGGCAATCGTGGGGCATGGGGCAATTCTTTGGACCGATACCGGAGAGATAGCCCTCGACGTTACAGGAGACCAAAATGTTGTCCTTAGCGGGTTCACGATGCGAGATGGACCTACGAATCCGAGTCACACAGGAATTTATTGTTCCCGAGATACGACGCTTCATGATGATCTCGCGCAAAACATTTTGACTGACCACCTCATCATCGTTAGCGGTGGTGTGCATAGTTACGGCGGTAGGGGTGGTGTCGCAATCTACAACCATGCCTGTGAAATCCAGCACAACTATGACGATCAATTTCAAACGCAACGTTGGTCGGTGATGACCAGCACCAATATAGATCACGTATCCAGCCCGTTCGATGCCACCGATAATATCGGCGTAAGTTCTATGTCTCAGGTTGAGTTCTACGGCGCCAATGGATCCGGGTGGACCTTTGGAGAGATCGATAATGCATATTCCATTCTTTATATAGGTGGCTACGGACTAGGACCATCTACCGGGGGACATCCGTGGGGCTTTGAAGTAGACGCCGGCAATGCTGGCCGACTTCAGGTCGACCATATGAGGATCGAAGGCAAAGGCGGCCTGCTGGATATAGCTGCGGGGACAACGCTGCAGGCATCCTACCTGGACGCCGATGTATATCGCGCTGCTCCTTATCTAGGGATTCCGCAAGTTCGGCTCAACAGCGGAGCCAGTATAGCTAGCGCGGATATGATCCGATCGGATGACTATGGAGGATCGGGTGGATCTATCTCGGCTCTGGTCGATGGGACCAACTGCTCTGTTCAAAGCTCAATCCTTCGGCTAGGGATATTTGAAACGATCGGTAGCTGCGCCACTTCAGGAAATGGAAATACGATCAGCGGAACCACGGATTATGATCGATCGCTTCCTCCGAATATTCAACTCACAGCCAGCGTCAGCCCAACATGGATGAAGCTGGGAACATGGATATCCAACTCTCCATCGATCGGTGCCACCTTAGGGTTGAAGTTTTATACGGGCGCAGGATTTACTGCGGGAGCCAACAACCAGGCAGTAGCGGAAGCCTTCATCAGAAACGCCAACGGCCTAGGCTCTGCTCCTAACCTTTCTGGCGCCAGCTTATTCAACTACGGGATATCGGCGCTCATCGGCCTCAAGGTTGTGGCTACCGGAGGAAGTACCAGCGTAACCAATCAGAGTTGGGACATTTACGTCAATGAGGCGGCCTTCACAAACGGCAACTACATCGTTGAGAAATCCCCCCATGATCAGTGGATCAGTATTGGTACACCGACTGCAGATCCCGGTTCTGCCTCCTCCACGATCGTGGTTGGAACTGTAACGACGGTGCCCTCGGCAACAACTGCAACACCATCGGGAACCTGCACACTGAACGGATTCATCCCCATGGTGATCGGGAATACGACCGTTCACGTGGCGACTTGTAACTAAAGACTTTTCAGGAGAGAGTATGCGCAAGCTCTATCTATTTTCGATTCTGTTGGCGATGTCTACAGCCTGCTTCGCGCAGGGTGGATACATCCACGGCAACGGCGATCCCTCTAAGGCGAATCCAGTACCAAACTGCGGTGGCAGTCGCTTCTACATCGACGACTCGACGGGCCTTCTCTATGTTGCAGCGCAGGGATCGCCTTGCGTGTGGGCGCTAGCAGGCACCAGCAGTGGAACTTCAAGCGGCACAAACCCGGCGATCCCTACCGGCGCGCTCGCTGACTATCGCTTCCTGGACGGGACTGGAACTACTGCTAAGGACTCCACCAGCAACGGCAACGATGCGACCCTCTGCTCTGTAAACTGCACAGCTCCTACTTGGGTCCCCAACGGCCTGAAGTTCGGCGATGAGTCCGCAGTAAACAAGACGGCCGGCGTGTCGCTTCCGGCCGCCCTCAATGCTTCTCAGACTTACCTCTTCGTTGCCTACCAGAACCCAATCCAGACAGCACTTTTCCCAGTCAACTATTCGACGCTGCTCACGAATTCAACCGCTGGCGCGCAGTTCAATATTCTCACTTCCTATGTGAACGCTGATGGTGCTTTCGAGGGTGGGTATGGAGTTTCAACCTTCGTCAATGCCACCACGAACAACTACGGAACCAATGGCTATTCTGGACTCCATGCAATCGCAATGGTCTGCGGCTCCGGATCAGGCACCGTAGATCACCTCTACATCGACGGCATCGAGGTCAATTACGGCAAAGTCCAAGGCACCTCTTGCGGCGCCCAGACTTCCGGCAATTTGTACATTGGTAATTCCGGCACTGCTCCTTGGCTGACGCAGGGCGAGTTGAACGGAACGATGTATCGCGCCATATTCTGGCCAACTAAGCTCACCTCGGCTCAAGTCAAGACTGCTTCTTTCGCTGCTCTCCAAGAGGCTAATTCACGTGGCATTCAGCAGGGGCCTCAGATCCCTTGGAATATCGGAACCTTCTTGATTCACTTTATTGGTGACTCGATCACTGCGGGTTTTGGCGTCACCAATCCGTGGCCGACTCTGGTTGGCGCAATCAATGGTTTGGTTGCAACTGTGAAGAATTGGGGAGTCAATTCTCTATCCGCTCGTCAGATCTCACTAAGCGAACAGGACCGCGTTGCTCCTCAGTGCCGATCAATTTCGGGAATCTCTCCGGTCGCCATTGTGTTTGCGGGGACGAACGACTTCATCGGGCCGAATCCAACTCAGACTGGCGTGAAGGTTTGGGGCGCTTTGCAGTCGGAGATCTCGACTCTCAAGGTTGCCGGTTGCAAAGTCTTCGTCGCCACCATGCTCTCGCGTTCTGGAACCGGAACCAATAGCGTTTCGAACGACGTGAACAAGAATGCTCTCGACTTACAGATCGCTGGCAACTGGAAAGAGGCTGGTGCAACCGGCCTGATCGACTTTGCGAACAATCCTCTGTTGGGCGCAGATGGAGCGAGCGCAAACACGTCCTACTTCCAGGTCGACGCGATTCACCCAAACCAGACCGGGGCAAACCTCCTCGCTTCCATCGCTACTAGCGTCCTCAACTATTACTATTCGCCCTACAGCCTGGGCAGCCCGCACGTCTATACGGCGAGCGCGACACTCACCAGCGCCGATGCCGGAGTGGCGACTGGAACCCTCAGCGCTACTACAGCCTTTGTGATGCCAGACTGCTCGGGCCTCACCGGAGCGCCTTTCCTGATCAGCAACACTCAGTCAGCGCAGACCGTGACTATTGCAGGTGCAGCTTCTCAGCCAATCAACGGACTGGCTTCGGCCATCACCATACCCGCGAACTCAACCGTGCGCCTGACGGCGGTGGCGAACCCCTACACCACCTCAGGATGTCATTGGGCAATGTAGCTAAAATTCATAGGGAGAGGAGGTCGCGGGAAATCTCCAGAGCAAGAGGGGCCGAAAGGCTCCTCTTTTATTTGCTCAATACTGCGAGTTGTTCGCGCCGGTCCAAAAGTTAGTCTCTAGCATCGCCCTTCCGGGATAGAGCGCGAACTCGCCGTTGTAGTCTCGAAGCTTTCGAATCTTGAAGAAAATGGTAAAAGCCGCGGTTGGAAATTTGTTGGCGAGTGGCCTGGCGATCGACTTCGGGAAGGGATAGAACTGCGACCCGGCGAAGCTCTCGAGATGGTATCCGGCAGGGAAGCAGGCTTCTACAAACTTCATCGTGTCTTCTTTTGAGAACGGCCGCACGTGTGCAGAGCAGACCTTATGCTGAGTGGGATGCTTGCCGAAGAGCATCAAGAGTCGATTGTGCAGGGAGCAGATGTTTGGAACTCCGAAGATAAAGTGTCCGCCAACCTTGAGAGATCTGGTCACCTCGTTGAAGATCCAGAACACCTCTTTGGTGTGTTCTAAGATCTGATTCGCAATGAATAGATCGATGGACCGATCCGCGAAAGGCAGAGCGTCACGTTCGATGTTAGCGACATGGATCTCGTCAGCCTTTCCTCGTAAGGATTCGGCATAGCGCTGGCCAGCCTCTACAGCAATGATCCTAGCTTTCGGATGTATGCGTCTGAGGTTTTGTATGTCGGCTCCTACCCAGCCTGCCCCCAGATCAACCGCAGTTTCAACGCTTGGAATGCTGCGGAACAACGTCGCCATTACATGGCGGCCATAGGTCTCTTCGTGGTCGATTATCTTTCCAAGAATTCCATGAGCCCCGACACTTCCATACAGCGAATTGGCTGTCGTCATTAGCGGAGCGCTAGCTGAAATATTCGTATACTGATTAGGCATGGGTGTCCCTCCTAGGACTTTGTGAGATAGGAGCCTGCAAGCTCTGATCTCAACCATGCATAACTCTACACCTGTTACCGTGGAATTAATATAGCTCTCCTACAACTTTTAGGTCGCCGGCCGCCTCCGGGCGGCTTTCTATTTCCAGAATGATTTATGGAAGAAGCTGTGCATTTGACAGTCGAGGCTATGCAAGCTTGTTCATCGCTTCCCGAATCAGCTTGTCATCGACATGGGCATATCGTGTCGTCGTATTGTGCGAACTGTGGCCGCAGAGTTTTTGTACAACACTGAGATGGACTCCACGCTCCACCAGGCGAGTGGCAAAGGTATGCCTCAGATCGTGCCAGCGCAGGTTCTTTACCTTGGCCTCCGATCGAGCCTGCTCCCACCACTCACGGTTCTCTCTCATGAGCAGGACGCGTCCGTCGTCTACCATCCTAGAATCGTTCTCGTCATCCTTCTTTATCAAGGCAACGGCATCCCGGATTCTTTTGAGATCCATGAGAGCGTCGTGGGTCTTACCGATCATCGGCATATCTAGGGCTCGTCTGTTCTTCATCATCTCGGGTGGGAGGCGGAAGTATTTTGTTTCCATGTCGATATGCTCATCCCAGCGCAACGAATACAGGTTCCTCTTCCTCAGTCCCGTATTCATGGCGAGGGTGAGTTCGTGGGGATGACACTCGAGGTACAGCCTGGTCAGCCTATGCTGTGGCGGGCATTCATCTACCCACTTCTGCAGCACGGACCTGATGCGCTTCTCCTCTTCCTGTCGCATCCACCGCGGGTGCGGGAGCTCGACGCGAAACTGCTTCAGATCTCGTACTGGGTTGGCCGATACGTAGCCCTCCTCTTTGGCGTGGCGGTATACGCTGGAGAGTACTGACCGATAACGATTGAGGGTGGATGCCTTCTTGCCCATGTCGACCAGCCAGCGGCGGATCTCTGAGGCCTGGACGGTGGAAGCTACCCGATCGCCGAACGCCTCTCGAATGGCCCGGATCCGAATCTTGATGCCGTAGATGTCCGAAGGCGCCTCCGGATTGTCTGGGTTCTGAACATGATCCAGATAGATGTCACAGAGCTTGCCTACCGTCTCCCCGCGGGCTCGGAGGTTCACTATAGGCTGTTTGGTTATCTTGGCTAGGTTGATAGTCGCCAGAGCCGTCTCGGCGGCCTCGCGGGTTCCAATCCGCTTCCTGATGTATCCGTCTTCTGTCCTAACTCGGATGTACCAGATCCCGCTCCCGGGATACTTCTCAAACACGCCTGCTGTATCGTTCTTCTTCCTAGCCATTCATGGGGTCCATTGGGGTCCATTTGTACCCTTATCGACCACCAAAGGCAATCTGTCGCATTCTGTGGAAATGTGCAGAACAGTCAATAAATACAAGGAGATGAAGGTTCCTCCCATTTCCACTCCGTTCCCCAAAAGTTGTACTATAACGCCCTTTCAAGGCTGAGAGTACGGGTTCGATCCCCGTTGGCGCTACCACCTAAGTCGAACATATACAACTGGTTACACGGATAAACGCCTAGTTTGCGATCCCCTGATTTTCGCCGATAGTGTCCAAAAGGGTCCAGCATGCAGCCTGTCCATCGTTCGCGAACCTCTCGAGTTCGCGCAGGGAAAACAGCACGCGTCCTTCGGTTCTCTTGGCCCGGATGAGTCCCTTTTTCTCCAGAGTGTACAGATAGCGCGTCGTGATCGAAAGCATCTCGGCCGCCTCCTCTCGCGTGTATAGCAACTTTTGTTTCTCAATCTTTATCACTGGCCCTCACCTCTCAACTTCTTCACTTCCGCCCGCAACTCCTGAATCAAAACCTCCTGCGCCTTTATCGTCTCTCTCGCAACAGCTAGCTCTCGTACTGTTCCGGCAGGATCAGCATCGGTGCTGACTTCGTGCAGGAGGGAGAGAAGCTGGGCGTAGTCGTCATAGCTGACGTAATATCCATCTTTGCGCGGACCGAAAATATAGCTGAATTCTCCGTGTCCATAGCGGGTAACATTCTCGGGATCGAAGCTCATGCTGTCCTCTTTCCATAGGCGGCTTCCCAAGAGGCCAACTTGTCTAGGTCGGACTTCCTTGGGGCCGAGCTACTGGTGCCATTGCGCTGACGCTTTATTTCGTCCAGCCATATCTTGTAAGGGTGGTATGCCCGCTGGCCGAACGGATAGGCGTCAAACAGAGCCTTGTCTACTATTGGCTTAGGCTGGCCCTCTGTTTCTCTCAGCACTTTGGAAATGATCGGCGCTGCTATCTCTCTCCATGACTTCATCCCTCACCCCTCAACTCTTCCCTAAGACGCTCTTCAGCCTCGGACTCAGTAATGAATATGTCTCCCTCGCGCATCTTCGTGGCGAACCCTATGACCATGTTTCCTTCTGGGTCCAGATACGGCGTCGGGCTGAATCCGCGCCTTCGCTTCTCTTCGGTGATATCGCTCATGCTGCTAGATCCTTCTGCTTAGCCTTATAGTCGGCGATGACTTTCTTGTAGAGCTTGTAATTGATCAGGTATTCCATCAGGGGCTTCTGAACCCGCATTATCTGACAGATCCTCTCCTCTAGGCCAAGAAAAACTTCTGCTACGAGCCATAGGCCGGCTATTGCCAAGCTGATAGCGCAGGCGGACAACACAGCGGCTCCAGTCCACATACACACCTTCTCGATAAGTTGCAGGTTCATGCTGCTATCCTTTCCGAATTATGCCCAAGGTGATGATCTCGATCCAAGAGCTGCAGTACTCGTACTATGTTCTGTTCATGATCGACAACAAGAAGATCGGCCGCACGTTTCGCTTCGCCAGCGATGAATTGGTGTACGAGATGCTGCGCAGAGCCCATGCCAACCTCGAAACAATGAACATCGTGACTAATGCCCTTACCAACCGCAGGCCGGTCATGGTGGCAGTCAACCTTACCGATGAGCAGGTAGCGCAGCTGAAGTGAGGTCATTTCGGTATCCATATAGCCCACAGTCCACATCCAGAGCATTGAATTTGACGGTGAGTCTTATTCATCCTGTGCGCCCAGCTATGCCATGCCATATAGCCTTCGGGGCATTTCGTGTGAATGTGACTTGAGTTGCAATCCTGTTCGCTCACTTGCCCTCCCTTAGCTTCTCTTCCAACTCATCGATCTTCGCTTGCTGCGCGTTCCAAGCGGCGGACCAAACGGATTGAGCGTTACGCTTGCCGCGCCAGTCTTTATCTTCAATCCCCGTTGAAGCCCACCACTCCTCAAAGCTCTCTTGTGCCTCGGCTTGTGGAGCGGGTTTGGGTTGCTCTTTGACGCATACAACATACTGAACACCCGCTATTTCGTCAGCCACTTGTTGAATAAAGTCCTTGTGGTCAATTACGGCTGTAACTTCATATCGGACTTCGAACTCTTCTCGGTCATCCCCCTGCGTTGTGGCGATAGATGTGGGGGTGGGTTCGGCCTTAGTACCCATCTTCGATCCATCAGGATTTTCACATTCGGTCCACTTTCCCCAATCGCTTCCCGAGGGTAGGCGATGCTTCAAAGAAGGCCGGTGCCCTTCGTGTGACCACA